CTTTTGGCCACACTTTCCACCAGTCACGTTTAATAATACTACCTTCTTCTGAGGTCGGAGCTTGTTGCCATTGTGCTTGCCACTTTTGCTCGGATAGTGATGCTTTGACTCCTTCTAATTCTCGTAAGTTCCAAAACTCAGGCCACATTGGTTTGTCGTTCATGACAGCAGGAAACTCAACCACGTCCCATTGATCGGAGTTCTCGTTTGATTGTGCATTTAATAATTTTCCCGTAAGATCCTTTGTCGACCATCTTGTCATAACAATCACAATAGAACCACCAGGTTGCAAACGCTGTCTAGGTCCTGACGTGTACCATTCATAAGCATTGTCCATAGCTGTTTGACTAAGTGCATCTTGCTCGGAATGAGGGTCATCAATAATTAACAAATCAGCACCACGCCCTGTTATCGCACCACCGACCCCTGCAGCAAAATACTCACCACCTTTATTGGTTGTGAACCTACCTGCTGCTTTAGAATCTTGTGATAAATTAACTTCAGGAAAAACATCTTTAAATTCTTGTTGGTCAAATAGGTTCCTCACTTTCCTACCAAAGTTATACGATAATTCTGCTGTGTGAGTTGTTTGAATTATTTTTAGCTTAGGATTCCTACCCATCATCCACGCAGGAAATAAGTTAGATGCAAACTCTGACTTTGTATGTCGTGGTGGCATATTGACAATTAATCTTTTTATTTTTCCACGTGAAACATCTTCGAGTTTCTTTGCAAATATTCTGTGATGGTTGCCTGCAATAAAGTCAGGCCAAACTTTTTTTACAAAAGTTAAATAGGAGGAACGGGACTCCTCTGCAACTTTTATTTGAAATTTTCGTAATTCATATTTTAAAACGTCGGTTGGAATTTTTTCAGTAATCATAAAAAAGTTATATCATACTTTGTGTTTGTGTAAAACTTCGACTAAAGGCAACCGCACCAAACCAAAGAACTGTCGAGGTTTCTGGAGGCATGGGGGACTAGATGTTGTATGAAGTAAGTTGGTAAGTACCTAGATGTTGATTTAGCTGTCAGGAAATTACCATCTCAGGATCCAGGAGCTGCTGGTACGCTGCACCAGGAAGCAGGTGCATCCTGGTTTACAGGCATAAAAAAAGGCAGGGTATCACCTGCCTTTTTATAATTAATTGCAATTAATTACTAAAGTAAATCTCGTGGACTCACCTTCGTTCTGAGTTTAGCTATCAAACCATTAGCCCAATCCTTAACGAATTGAGGTGCGTTAGGGTTGAAAGCCAATTCCTCAACCTCGCTCTCTAATAGTTTATAAAGAGCCTTCCAATTAAGATTACCAGTACTACCAAACAGATCGCCTTGAATATCAGTATTGTTGTTATTCCTAGCGATATCATTGTTATTCCTTAACCCTAATTGATTTTCTAAAACAGCTAATCTGTTTCTTAAGTCGTTATCATTATTCGGCATATATTCTCCTTTGTTAATGATAAGAAATCATTACTCCCATTTTATCTTATACTCAAGAACTTTATTTCTTTTTTTTCTTAATAACTTTTTACTTGACAACGACTGCCAGAGCGTGTGTGCCGTGCAACGCTAATACTAATAAGGCGACCAACCGACTGCGTAAAGAACAATGGAATGGAACTTCAGCGAAGTGGTGCGGGGGGAAGTAATACTAATAAAGGCTAACCGCACCGCTCGTTAGAGCGATGCGATGTATTGTCGACTGAACTAAAGTGACAATTAGTTCTCCGCTTAGGCATGATTGGAACTAAGCGGAAATTCTGAAGTCTGCTACTTCGTCGATCGTAGCTTTTTTGTTTCGTGATACTGTGCTTTCCGATAAAGGCATAGCTTGTATTTGTTTATATTGCGTTGGTACTTTGCATTGATGATACGCAATCTCGCCAAGTTTCTCCTTGACCAACTGCGTGTCAATCTTAGCACCAAGTTTTTGTGTAACATGAACTGAGTAATCCCTCCCATGTAATAGATTAGCGTTCTCACTCATAGACAAGTCTATCATCAGTTGTCTATTGACTTTAATAAAGTCTGCTAGAACTTTCTGCATTGTTAACGCACGACCATACGCATCAACGACAGCTTGTTTATTTCTTTTACTTACACTAGCGGGGCTTTGTTGCACCTTCTCTAGTACTTCTATTATATTAACAGCTTTTGACATTTTATTTTCCTTTCGTCTTTCTAGTTAATACTCCCTTTATATCCCATGTTATTCTACTTGTCAAATCTTTTTTTATTTTTTTTTCCACAGGCAAACTTCAGCTACCAGCGTCCTGAGCTGCTTCTGTACTAACTATAGTAACGCGCGACGCGAGTCGCAGCAATGCGTGATGCAACTCATACGACATGCAGCAAGACTTTGAGAAGCAGCAGCCCTGGCGGGGATGCTGCAAATAATAATAGTAGACCAGTCAAAATCATCCAATTCATGATGCATGCCTCATCTCGGTCCAATCATTTCTTCCATCTGTGCCCAGGCATCAGCGTCCTGCTGCACCTGGATGCATGCGCCGTCACCCCAGTCCAGGTACCAGTATTCCAACCGATGTATTTCGTAATGCTCGTTAACGTATGCGCGGAGCTCGTCGCTCGGCCCGCCCCAGCTGAACTGCCAACGCCAGTACCCTTCAAGTTGGTCGTCCCACGTATGCGGTTCTACGTAGTCAAATCCCAATGCTTCGTACTCAGGGTCTTTAAGGTCTTCCTGTCTATCAATCCACTCCTGCTTCACCAGCTCAGCGCAGGTAGGTTCTTTCTTTATTACTGTTACAGTCTCTGTCATCTTGTTCCTTTCTATAATGTGGCCGTTTGCAAAACTTCTAAACGGATTCGGTAGCCACAGGTATCTATATAGTCCCATTCTTTCCCATAGTCAAGTAGCAAATTTATTTTATTTATCCACCCCAGCTTCAGCCCGAAGCAGGTTGTGCACCAGTGTAACTACTATAGTACCACGGCTCTGGGATCACGGTGATGGGTAATGGAGTTACCAGCGTAGCTTCCTGGCCTGAGCTGCAGCATGCAAAAGACTAAGATGGTAGAGAAAGGCTAGGGTTTCTGCCACAATGGAGCTTCGGTACGCTGGTTCCGCTGCAGGTGCTGCATGCGAACTAACTATACGGAAAGGCTGACGTTTGTTGGCAATGGGCAATGGAGCAAGATGTCCCGCACCTGCTGCCAGGGACGCTGGTCGTGCACCATGTCTACTACCCAATGGTCTGGGGGAAGGTTGGCAATGGAGCCAATGGAGGGAGCCACGATACCCCCAAAGATGTACAGTAAGCTTTGAGGGAAGGTCGTGGCCATAATAAAGTTTCTTCCGCCTTGTAAACTATGGTTAAAATTCCATGATTTTTGGAATGGGCTTAAATTTATTTTATTACTTGTAATTACTTTTAGCTCTACCCAAATAGATACACCATCGCAGATGCCATAACAATCTGGAACACCCTGTGCCGCCCAGTTTTCAAACCTAGTCCAGTGTATATCTGATAAGTTTTCTTTTACTTGTTTCCAAAATTTACTCTCTGGTTTCACAGAATATACAACAAGCCAAGCAGTATACAGCCAAGCACAATTAAAACTTTAAAGCCACCAAGTAACAATAATCCGAATACCATTTCCTTCATGGACACCTCTTCATCAGTTCCATCATCTGATTATAATACAGCAATCTAAACTCAAAGCTCTCAGCAGTCAGTGCTGCACGCCTCAAGTTCTCTATCCTACGCCAGAACAATTCGTCGGTCATGGGTAATGTAGTATACTCATACAAGTCTGGTCTAACTAAAACAATCATGCTTCCTCCAATATATCCTCATCAATATCATCAACTAAATATTCTAAAGGTTTAAATCGTACACCTTCTTTTAATTTAAATGTTTGTGTGATACCTTGACTATTAACAACTTCATTGCCATCATCATCTACCTTATAAAATTTAATATCATAAACTAATACTGTCATACTTTCTCCTTTTCTTTGCCGAAGGGAACTAGCTCGGCTACTAGAGAACAAATGAATAAACAATGAAATTGCTCTAAAACCTATATAGTCCCATTCTATTTTATAGTCAAGACTTATTTTCTAATTCTTTAATTTCCTCAAACGAAGTTTCAATACTATACTGCTCCTTCAAGTCTTGTAGCTTCTTTTCCACTTCTTCTCTATTCATTGAATCAATTGTACCTGTAAGAATTTCTTTCTTGTCAACATACAAACCAGCTATCTGACCTCTCCTGGTTTCTGCAGCTACCGCAGCATTATAGTTCCCAGCAGCAGATGCCTGATCTCTAATCCTGGCTAATGTAGATAATGATCTCTCCTGACTACACTTATACCTTTCAACAGATGCACGCCTTTCTGCATCAATAGCTTTTGCA